GGCAACCTTTGCAGCTTGGTCTCACCGAGACAAACCACATTGGTGGAATGAAGATTATGCCGACTACGAAAAAAGGATAACTCGTGTATAAATTTAACGAAGATTTAATTCAGACTAGACTGAAAAATTATATAGATAGTACATATGAGCAGCACTATGCTCAAGCAAAGACTCAAACTACAGAGATAGTATTTGAGAATGGACATGGCGAGGGTTTTTGTATTGGAAATATAATCAAGTATGCACAGCGTTTTGGAAAGAAAGATGGCAAGAATGAGAAAGACTTATATAAAGTGATTCACTATGCCATTATTTTATTAGGCGCTATGCATGAAGAAGAACTCAAAGAGTTAAATAACTATCATTTGGACTTAAAAAATGATTAATTGGGTATTCGGATGGATAAGCATTGACTATTTAATTCACAAAGGAGTGATAAAAGATGCCAGTTAGAAAGAAAAGAGAAGAAAAACTCTCAGAAGCAAACATAAATAAAGTAATAGAACTACTTGCTAGTGAAAAACCTATTACAAAGAAAGAGGCGTGTGAGATATTACATATTGCATACAATACAACTCGTCTCAACAAGATCATAGCAGATCATCAAGAAACAATAGAATTTCGTGCTAAAAGAAAAGCACAAAACAAAGGCAAGGGCGTAACCGAAGCAGAGAAAGTCTCTATAGTAAAACATTACTTAGAGGGGGCAAATGTATCTGACATTGCAAAAGCACTTTATCGTTCCCCTGCTTTTATTAAAGCCGTCATTGAACGGATGGGAGTACCACAAAAATTACCAGATACTGATTATCAAGGAATAAAAGAGTCTATGATTCCAGAACCTTGTGTAGCAGAGGAGTTTGAGGAAGGTGAAAGAGTGTGGTCAGCACGAGGCAATTGTATTGCTATAGTGAAAAAAGAACTTACAAGTACTCAAACAAATTACGAAGAAAAATATGGTAGTAAAATGTACCATATTTGGGAAATTCAAATGGCAGAGTGTGAATCGCCTTACTTCGGATTAGTACGCAACGCAGGGCATAATGCTACGCGACTCGCATACGATCTAGGAAGTTTAAAACACTTACAACAATATTTATGAATACATTACAGATAGTAGGAAGTTTTTGGATAGCAGGTTCTTTACTTGCTATGTGGAAAATATGGAAACCCTCATATAAAGTTATTAGTCTTATAGATGAAAAAAATATATTAGTACAAAGACCTATACTATCTAGTTTAGTAGTATTTACAATATTCACATTATTCTTACCATTTATGGTACTAGCTTTATTAATACCCAACAAGACAGAAGAATTTGCAAGAGGTTTTATAAAAGGCTCACAAAAAATCAAATAATGAATAAAAAAGATAAACACTGGGACTATGATCCCGAAAAAGAAGGCTCATATTATGCGTCTGATAGACACTTAAAAGAAGATGGTCCAAAGTCTTATGACAAAGAACTAGACGACTAGCATGGCATATTCAAAAGAAGTAGTAGATAGATTCGAAGGAGTATTAAATAGTCCTGAACAATTTTCAGTAGGAAGATTTGATCCTAACGATCCAACAGTAGCAACTGGAATGACGGGTGCGCCTGCTTGTGGAGATGTTATGAAACTACAACTAAGAGTAGATCCTGGCAGTCGTCGTATACTTGGTGTCAAGTTCAAAACTTATGGATGTGGAAGTGCAATTGCATCTTCTTCTATGTTTGTAGATATGCTACAAGGTATAACTCTTGACGAAGCATTAGAAATAAAAGACAAAGATATAGCAGAAGCTTTACAATTGCCGCCAATTAAACTACATTGTAGTGTATTGGCAGAAGAAACAATCCAAGCCGCAGTCAAAGACTGGGAGGAGAAACATAAAAAATGATAGAATTTATTTTTACACTACCTACAACTATAGGCTTATTTTTACTTAACTTAGCTATTTGGGCGGCGTTAGGTTATTATGGCGTTGAGTGGGTAAAAGACAAACTAAAAGAGAAAGGATACTTATGAGTTATTTATTAAAAGCACTGATCAAAAAGTTAGAAGGTGAAATTGCAGTCGCACTTGCAAATATTAGAGTGTATGAGAAGATGGCGGCTGGTATTGGAGAGCATCCAGATGTAGTAGAGGCTATCGAGACACAGATAGAAAAAGTCGCTTCAGCAGAAGAAAAGATTGAAATGATTATTAAGTACTTTTCAAAGTAGGAACTCTTTTTAGATACCAAAAAATACTTCTTGACAGATGGTTTCAAATTCGATATAATATAGTTATATTTAATTAAGGACATACATGAGTGATAGATTTTATACGCAACAGTACGACCGAACAGGTTGGAAACCCGTATGGAACAACACATGGATCCAAAACACACACAGGAGAAAAAGAATGGCTTGGACAGATGAATCTAAAGCAGAAGCAGTACAAATGTATCAGGATAGCGAACCCACCCCTGAAACATCAATGGAAGTAGTTAAGGAGATTGCAGATCACCTTGGCGAATCTCCAAACGGGGTTCGAATGATATTAACAAAAGCAGGTGTATATGTAAAGAAAACTCCAGCAGCTAAAGGTACAAGTGGTACATCAACAGGCGGCGGTAGAGTTTCTGTAGCAGATGCTCAAGCTAAACTTACTTCAGTTTTAGGTGATGCAGGTCAAGAAGTTGACGAAGCTATCGTATCTAAACTTACTGGTAAGGCAGCTGTATACTTCGCTAATGTTATTGAAAACCTAAACAAGTAGTTTAAAAAATAGTAGTTTACCAAGACAGTTTTGGCTGTCTTGGTTTTTTGCATCTTTTATTCATGACCTCGACAATTCAGCAATACAAAACAATTTTTGTTAGACTAAATTGGAGAAATAATGAAAAAAGAAGAGCTTAAGAAAAGACTCGAAGAAGTTGGAGATGCTGTAATTACTTACAGAAGTCAAAACTCCAGAAAATTAAAATATAATGTTTGCACAGCAGACTTTTCTACAGAATATATTCGTCAGAAAAGAAACAGAGCAAAAGAAAGTAATGGAACACTATTATTATTCTGTTGGGATACTGATTCCTATAGACTTTTAGTGCCTGAAAATGTTACGAGTATCGTACCTTTAAACCGAGTGATTAGGAATGATTGATTTATCCGCACCCTCAATGTACGAAAAAGTAATTCAGGAAACAGAGTACGAGCAAATTCGTTTAGTTGTTTCTACCTTTCGTGATGTCGAATATCTTTCCCTCCGAAAGTATTATTTAGATTTCGAAGAAGAATGGAAACCTACCAAAGAAGGTATAACAATGCCTATTGACTTTGACAATAGTAGAAATTTATTTGAAGGATTAGTTGAAATACTATCCCTAGCAGAAAGCAAAACCATTCTTGAGCAGGAATTTAAGGAAATACTCGATCAAATATACCTACCATAAAAATAATTCTTGACAAGTCCTTATAATTTTAGTATAATATACATATGAAAAATTTAGAGACATTATTAAATCAGGCACGTTTTTCTTACTATAATGGCAAACCTATTATGTCAGACGAGGCTTATGACAGACTCGAAGAACAACTAGGTGTAGTAAATGCAGTGGGACATAGTCTTAATTCTAAAGATGCAAGATACCCTCACGCATTTCCTATGTATTCTTTACAAAAAGCATATAGTATAGAAGAACATCCAAACTATGGAAATGAGCCTGTTACAGTTACTCCTAAATTAGATGGAGCCGCAGTAAGTCTACAATACATCCAAGGTGAGTTATCTCTCGCCTTAACACGAGGAGACGGCAAGCAAGGTCTTGACATTACTCCTAATATGAGATTCCTCATTCCTAAATTTATACCTACAGTGGATCACAAAATACTTCAGATCACTGGAGAAGTAGTAGCCCCAGCAACGATTAAGAATAGTCGTAACTATGCAGCGGGTGCGCTAAGTTTACATGATTCAGATGAGTTTCAGCAAAGAGACCTAACTTTTATTGCGTATGGTGTACAACCATATCCAACAGAAGATTTTCTCGAAGATATGCAATTTCTGAATCAGTGTGGATTTGAAACAATTATTGATAGTAATTATCCTATGTTTCCCCAAGATGGAGAAGTATGGAGAATCATTAATAATGACGCTTTCGAAAAATTGGGATATACTTCTCATCATCCTCGAGGCGCATTTGCAAAGAAAACAAAACAAACAGGTATAGTAACAAAACTACTTGATGTAGTATGGCAAGTAGGTAAATCAGGAAATGTTTCCCCAGTAGGAATATTAGAACCTATAGAAATTGGGGGAGCAACAGTTTCAAGAGCAACCTTACACAACATTGGAATTATAGAAGATCTCGGTCTTGAGATTGGGTGTATGGTTGAAGTAATTAGAGCAGGGGAAATTATTCCTCAAGTAGTAGCGAGAGTAGATTAATGATAGTAGAAATTTATGGTAAAGAACAGTGTCCTTTCTGTACAAAAGCAAAAGGTTTAGCAGAAAGAGAAGGACATGAGTTTACTTATAAACAGTTAGGAATCGACTTTGAATTTCCAGAGTTTATGGAAACTTTTCCTAGTGCAAGAACTTTTCCACAGATCATTGTAGATGGTGAAAAAGTTGGAGGATATACAGAATACGAGTCACTTGTTAAATGAGTTTTGCAGAAGTTCATAGAGCCTTATGGAAAAAAGAAAAGTTAGTAACTTTTAAATCTCTTACAAGTAATAAAACTCACACTATTAAATGCACAATTAAACAAGCATTTCAGAGTACATCTGATAAAATAATAGTAATAGACGTAGATAATAATAAAACAATTGACATAGAGGTCAGTACAATACAGAGGATAGAAGAATGTATTTAGCAATAGAATGTGAAGTCTGTGGTAAACCGAGACATAATTGTGAGTGTACTTATGAAGAAACACTTGACAAAGCTGGGCGTGTTGATATGCATACTTACGTAGGGGTAAAAAGAAGAGCAGAAGTATTTTTATATAAAGATAAAACTTTTGGTTGTGATTTTTATGAAACAATAGATGATGTAGAGAGCTTTGTAAAATCTGAAACCTACAAAGGGCATAGTGAATCATACGCAGAAGATGCAGCTGAGAACTATGTGGAACATATAAAAAACTTTGAAGAAAATAAAACTTAGACGATTCGAACCCATGCCTGCAGCCCCTTGTGGAGAATGTAAATTCTTTGAAGAGGTTCATCAAATTACTCCTACACTATCAGAAGGATGGTGTAAGGTAAGCAGTGAGCACATAGGATTTGTGCTTTCAGAGGAAACTTGTAACAAATGGGAATTAAAATAATAGAGTGGTTAACTCCACCCAAACAGAAGAAACAAACAAAACCAATGACGAAATCAGAACAAATGAACCATGAAACAAGACAAGCATTTTTGCGTGGTCGTAAATTAATGGAGAATAAAATCACTCATAGAGAGTGGATGGCTCGACAAGGAAAAGCACAAACAGAATGAGTACACAACCTGAATTAAATTTTAGAAATGGTGCAAGAGATGCAACACCTGAAGAAATAGAGGAGTGGATAAATGAAGCGCCTAGTTATGAAGAAACAGTTAAGAATGTCTTAACTACAGTAGCGCTTGGCTCAATGTTTCAAATATCTTCTGTAGCATTTATGATAATTGCTTTTTATCTAATTGATAAAGGACTATGAGCAAAGACTTTGAGTACGAAGAAAAGATAGCAGAGTTATTAGAAATACCTTTGAAGTGTCCTCATTGTAAAGAAGTACTAAAAGAGTACGAAACAGAAGAAAAACCTATTAATCCACCAGTTAAAAGATATTGGATGAAATGAGTAAAGTAGAAGAATATAAAGCAAAAATTACAAAACAGTTTGATGAACTGGAAGAAATGATGAACAAACAAATGCATCTTACTCATCCCGAACTAGTCGAAGAAAAGATGTATTCAATAAATTATAAGTGGGATTTTATATCTGAAGAAGATAGAGACTTCTATCAAGGATGTAGATATGCGCTTGATAACGGACTAAAGTGGTGAGTGGAGTATATAATCAAACTTACTTTAATAATAGACCTGAAGAAAAAGAAAGAGAAGGTGTATTGTATGGAGTCATTTTAGTCAATCAAAAAACCTTTGAGCGCGAGTGCATCAAAGTCGGAATCGCTAGTGGTAAAGACTGGCGGCACGTAATTAAAAGAAGTCGTGGGTTTAAAGGATACGATTTGCGTATACAACGAACCTACCACGATACAATCTATAACTGCTGGCAAATCGAGCAGTCCCTTCATGAACAGTTTAAGCACGATAGTTATAAACCAAAACAAA